TCCGATTCTTTTCCCCTGACCAATTTTTTTGAAAAGAGGGGGCCGTAAAAATTTTTTGACAACTTTTTCATGCGTCCTTGCCCTCCTTTTCCTTGTATTCTTCAACGGTTTCCTGCAAGTCACCAAGAAGTTCCTTCAGATAGTTTATGCTTCCAAGCTGCTTCTCGTCAATGTTGTTCAATGCGTCAAGAATCTGCTCACGTTTTCTATTCAGCTCCTTGTAGTATTTGGCAAGATAGACAACATAGGCAGTCCAACAACAATAGGTGAAGTAGGAGAACAGCTTTCCCTTCTCAGGATTGTAGTTCTTCAAGTTCTTAATGCACTTCACAACGGCTTCCTGTCTCATGTCATCCTTGTCGTGCTGATTGTATCGGACGAACCTTGGATGTTCAAGTAGGTGTTGTGCAACAAGGTACATCTGTTCAATCAGCTTGTCAGGTATAACCCTATCCTCTACCTTCTCGGCGGAGTTCTTCCATACCCCCCACTATTCAAGAATGTCCTGTTCATTTATGAAGTGTCCCTTGTTCATTTCTTTTCCCTCTATGTAAGGTAGGAGTCCATTTCGCGGGGAGTGGTTTCTTCATTGGGGGTAGGTTGTTCAAGAACCAGACAGTCATTAATCCCCCTCTCTATGTAACGCTGAAGTTTCTACTGGAAGTCCCTCAGCTTCTACACATCCACATTGTCAGAACAGTCCATTCCAATCCTCACATTGGGATAGATGCATCCAATATGGTTGTCACTGGTGCAGAGGTGGTCAAGGTTTATGTCAAGATATATCATTGTTCATCCCCTCCATTGTCGTTGTTCTCGCTGGCTTCACCATCCAGCCTCTTCATAATCGTTTCAATTTTCTCGCGCCGTTCCTTCGCTTGCTTGTCTTCATAACCAGCCAGCTTCAAGGCAAGTCCAATCAGAAACAAGATAGTGATGGTAGCTGTTATTGTCAGTAGTATTGTCAGTAGTATTGTCATTTTGGTTTCCTCGTTTGTTTCGTTGTCAGTCGCAGTTGAACCTACACAAGTGAATGTGGAACTGCGTGACCTCATTCCAATTGTCGTTTATGTCCCATCCCTTGACCTGCCAGTTGAACAACTCGCAATCTGACAGGAAGTTGAACGCCTCTTCTCTGTTGAAGAACCTTCGTTCGTCTAAGAACCTTGGTTCGTATTTTGTTGACTGATTCTGTGGAAACTCCTCAAGAAGGATGGTGTATAACACTGGTTCCTCTGTTGGAGTTGCAACCATGTTCAAGATGTCAATCCAATTCTACATGGTCAATCCCTCCCTTCAATCTTCTTGTGGATTCTGTGAACGCTGACTGAGTTGTAGCCCTATTCATATAGGAACTTCTTCAATGATTCCCAATTGCCTTTGAAGTGGTTTCTGAAGACCTTGCACCAATCAATCTGACCGTTCCACATCACCGCATATGGAAACATCTTCTGGAATTTCCATTTCCTTTCGTGTACCTTGGTCTGCGCCTTTGACATTGTGGCGCGGCTGACATTCGTTCGGCTACAATTCACCCTGTGTGGAATCCAGTGGCAGTTTTCGGGGCAGTAGTCCTTGGATGGGTCTTTGCGGTCAATGCTGAGTTGTTCGCCCTTTGAGAGTTCTGGGTTGTAGCGGTAGCCGTTCTTCAATGCCCAGAGAACGAACTTGTCGGAATCGTTCCTCCACTCTTCGCAGACCTTGATTCCCTTCGCCCCGTACCAAGGATAGTCCTGTGCGTTGGGGTTCTCGCATCTCGCGTTCATCTACGCGCGTAGGATTCTGAGACGCTGAATGCTGCGCTTATAGACGTTGTAGGTCTTCTCGTCAAGCGAAACGAGTAGACTGTTTGGATTCACTCCTGTCCAGAACTTCGCAACAACGCCGTTCCAATATGCGTTGGACTTCGTTATTTCAACTTCACGTTCAAGCATCTCCGCGTCCTCTCTTTTCAGGAAGATGAGTTCTCGCGCTGGTCTGTTCAGCCAAAGTCCTGCGGAGATTAGTGCTTTTCTCGTCATGTAGCCAACTCCTGAAATGTGGTTGCGGTGGAAGCACACCCATTTCCTCTTGCTGTCTCTTGCTGCGGCCTTGAAGTTCTTGATTTTGCTCACGTCCTCTGAGCAATACACGTTTGCGTATGAACTAATCATTGTTTCTGCCCTCCAATCTCGTTTCCAACGTACTTGAACCAGAACCTTCCCTTGTCCTGTTTCATTGAGTTATCATAGGCGTTTTCAACCATGGACGCGAATTCCGCCCTTGTGACGAACTCCTTGAACTCAGCTTCCCACATATCCCAAAGATGATTGGAAGCGTCCTGAAGGGCAGATTTCGCTTTCTCTGCCATCTACTGCATATATGCGCCGTTCTTTATTGACGGGGTATGCTCATAGAGTTCCTGAGCGGCATCTGCTTCCATGACGATTGGCTTGACTTCTTCAAGCACCTGTTCAATCATCCCGCTTACTGTGTTGTCCGGGCTTTTCGTGGTCTTGAAGGTCTGACTCATTGATTTCCTGACCTTCTACATCAGTTCATTGTTTTTCATCTTGACTTCTCGTTTGTTTCGTTTGTTTTGATTTGAATGAGAAACCTTCTCATCCTTTTCTGTATAGTATGTACTAAATCTACAACAAAAACTGAGCATGAAAATGTTTCTGAGTAAAACTTTTTTCAGTTCGTGTCTATTCTAAAGCAACTCTCAAAGCAAAGCCTGAAATCTCTTCAGAGTGTTGTTCCAAATGTGCTTTATCTCAAAGTCAGACACACCTTCAATCAGGGCATCTTTCTGAATGTCCTTGTTGAACTGCTCAATCACCTCATCCCTTAGAATGAGTATTGAAACATAGTCCAGTTCTCCATTCTTGAACTTCATTATTGCTTCTCTTATTCTCTCAGAGTATTTGTTCGCCAGCTTCTCACAGCGTTCAATTGCTATCTAATGTAGCATCTTCGCGTTCTTCCTCTACTGGCAAAGTTCTGGGACTTCAAGCCTTGTCATTTTGCTGAAGTCAATGTCTGTCTGTTTTGCGTATCTCATTGTTTGTTCCTCGTTTTGATTGTTCAGTGTTCGCTTTAAGGTAAACTTATTTTTCTTCCTTGTATTGGGGATAGTAGATGTTGGGGTGGGGTCAGATATGAATATAAAGAAGAGAGAAATATAAGTTTACCTTCCATATTGTTCCTTCAGCTTGTATTTCATCTGTTTTGAGATTTCCAGCTTGTCTATGATTTCAGAGACTTCATCAGGTGACTTGCCATTGAAAAGTTCAGCCCATTTGCCCTTTTTGGTTTTTCTCCCAATGGGGTCTTCAGAATGCTCCTTGTTCCACATCGTCTTGTACTGGACATACCATTTCTTCAACAGTTCATCTGAATACTCTCCATCAGTGCTTGGAACAATGTCCATCCTCAGCCTTTCAATGAACTCTTCAGGCTTCTCAATCTTTATGCAGCCATCCATCATCATCTTGAATACCTCAGCCTTGAATCCCCTCCTGTGGAAATCGTATGGGCTATCATATTCAGGCTTCTGGGCTTCGTTCCATCTTTTCTTCAGGTCTTTGTTCAGTTCCCTGTAGAAGTCATCCCTGTCATTTTCGTCCTTTGTGTCGCGCCATTTGTTTCTGGCTGCAATGACATTTGGATTGACATTGGTCTTCATCAGTCTCTGGGTGTATCTCCAACTTGGGTAGTTCATCCACGCTGATATGAACGAACGCGCCATTTCATGCACCATCAGGGATGTTTCCAACTTACTGAGGACGCTGAACACATTTTGTCCGTGGATTTCCTTGAATGCGCGTATTATGTCCTGCAACGCCTCCTCTTTCATTGATGTTGTCAGACCCTGCTTTCTGATTTCAGCTAGAATCCTTGCAAAGCACTTTCCAGCAAGGTTTGCGTCCTTCTTCATTTCATCCATCTTCAGTGTCAGGTCAGTTCCCTCAGAATGCTTCTTGAAAACCTTTGCAAGCAGAAGTGTCAGTCCAGTTGAACCAACAACAAGGTCAGTGAAGTGATTCTTGTGCAAAAGCCTTGAGAATCCAGCTTTTGAGATTGGAAGGTTGAACCTGTCATAGGGGAAATGGATGTTCGCCAGAATGATTCTCTCGCACTCTTCAACAGCATTCTCAATGGGCTTCTTCTTTTCAATGTCAGGAGTGGATTCCTCAATCTTCCAGTCCAGACCTTCATAGTCCCATTTTGAGGTTGAAGGGTATTTTCCAGCCCCAGAGACGGGAAGATGTCTATAAAGCCAAGTGTCGTCAAACTGCTTCACCTTCTCTAGCTGGGATGGATTCACTGAATATGTGATTTGGTTGCGCGTGTTGTTCGCCATCTGAACATCAGGCAGAATCCATCCATTGAAGATTGGATTGTATACGCCATCTTCAGCGTTCTTTCTGTTGTTCGCCTTTCTCCACTTCGCCCATACTTCGCGGACTTCTTCCATTGCCCTAGTTGGATTGAAGAACGCAACCGCCTCAATGAACTTCTCGTTCACGTCCTCATAGGTGGAAAGGCAGTTCTCCACTGGATAGAAAACCTTGTACTTCCACTTGGCTGGTTTCCATCCTTCAATTCCATCGTTCTTGAACATTTCAGTCTTCATTCCAGATGAATAGTCACCATACATTTTCTTGAACTCATACTTCCCATTGACAACAGCCTTCACGAACTCGCACTGGATTTCAGTAAGGTTGTCAAAGTCTAGGACAATGCAGTTCAGGAACATATCACCATCTTCACGGAATGCGTGAGGCTTTATGCAGAAGCCATTGGAATAGACAATGAACAGATTTCTAGGATAGTCCTTGGTCAGGTAGAAATCCTGATTGCGCTTGTTTTTTCCCCGCCCAGTGGTTTTGGAAAATGGGTTTGCGTGTTCAATCTCCCATTTCGTCAGCTTGTGGTTGAATACCACATTGGATATTTCATAATACATATTCGTTTTTCTCCTTGGTTAGTTTGTTCTCACATTCCCTCTGTGGTTAAAGAGGAGGGGCTACTCGCCTGATGGTTTTCACCCTCGAATATGAGATTGGAAGCAGTAACCACACCATCTTCCAACATGTATCATTTACCAATTATACTCAAAAAACAAACACCCAAAATTAGACAACTCGCGGAACAGCCCACATCAATTCTTAGCCGAAATTCCTTGAACAATGATAGAACTACAGAACGCCGCGCGGTGTTCAAATAACGTTCTTTTCGGAAAATTGCAACTCGTCAAAGGGGCAGGTTTGGACAATGAAAAACCTACTGAAATTGACCCAATTCAGATAGATTTTCTCTGCATGATTTTCGTATAATTGAAGTATCTGAAGGATTTCTTCAGACCACAACAGAGAGGAAATGCAATGACGAAAACATAGGTACTGAACCACATCAAAAGACACTGCAAGAATTGTCCATTGAGGTGTGACGATGATTGTCCGCTTCACTAGTTGAAGGATGGAATTGACACGACGAAGAAACCAAGGAAACTGCCAGAATCTTCGCTGCTTAATCTCAAAGGCTATCAGCGCAAGTTGAATCTGGGGGTGGAACTATGATTGGAAAGAGTTATCTTACACGTAGAGGAACAACAGGGGTTTGTACGAACATCAAGGGAGTTGAGAATTATTCGGAAGCATTCAATGACAAAGAATTTCTCTGGGAATTACATCACAGAGACGAACTTGATAGGGGGTTGACAAGAAAAGAGTTGAAAGTTCGTGGAGAATACGCACACTTGCCACCCGAGAAATTGATATTCCTTCCTGGCTACATTCATAGTATAGCCCACTTCATAGGACACATTCCGAGAAGAGATTGCTGGGATATACTTTTGAATGAGCATTTCAGGGCATTACCTTCAGAATTTGCCTTGTCATTAATCAAACAAATGAACCTTTGATAAAAAAGAGAACTCCCCAGCCAAGATTGGGGAGCTTCTTCTTTTACAACACACCTATTACGCTGTCAATTATACATGGTTTTCAGGTCTTTCAACGTAACGGTCAACCAAGATTACATGAACTCTCAGGGATTTTGATTCATTGGAGTATTCAACCGTCATTTCGTCTATCTCATATTTGTTTTCCATATCCTTCATCATCAGGAAATCAACGGCGTTGTCTCTTGTGCGTTCTTCAATTTCCCATCCACTTACGTCACCTGTTTCAACAATCCAAATAGTTCCTTCTTTGCGATATTTCGGCACTCTCACCAACACTTCCAACTTGCGTTCATCTTCAACTTCAATGAAATACAATGCTTCAATCAGGTCAGTGATGGTCTTGCCTTTCAAGTCACTTGCGAACTTCTTCAGTTTGGCTAACCCTTTCATGTTTCACAGCCCTTTCAGATTATGCAATCCCGTACTTCTTGAAGAGGTCTGCAACAACCTTCATGCAGTCATTGGAAGTGGCGAACAGGTGTTTGTACTTGCTTTGAACACGCAGCATTTCGTTGTTCACGAGATTTGGGTTGATATTGCGTCCAGTCCCAACAGCCACCTTCACGAGGGCGCGGTACTTTGGCAGAACCTTCCCGCTGACATGCTTTTCCATGCCAATCATCGTTTCATCAATCTTCATGTCTTTTACCTTTTTTGCAAGAGCTGCTTCCGGTTCTCCCAACGTGGGAGATTGCCTTTGCTGCTCCTGACAAGTACATTATACCACTCCGCTGTCCCGCAATAAAGAGGATTTGAACATTTTTCTGAAAAAAAAATTCACGTCCATCATAATTGATAAAATGACGGTATTTCCTTCGTATTATAACTAATAAACCATTAAATTCAAGATTGAAAATGAAGTTCAACCAACAATCATGGATTTTGGATGAAATGAAGTAAATGTATGTATCTTGACATTGTTGTTTTACCAAAAAGGACGGCTGGGTGGCCGTCCTCTTTTTTGTCTCTGGATTGTGTGGCGAATTAGCCTCTGGAAATTTCTACTACATCCCATTCACAGCTTGCGTCTATGAAATCCTCAGAGACTATGACGCGCCAACCTTCTACTACAAAGTTGTCAACATCTTCAGGCCATTGGTTCTTGTATGCGTCCATGTCCTTCTTCAGTGCGGCAATGGCTTCTTCTCGCGTGTCATAAACCCCATCCAATTTCTTCCATTCATCCCTGTGACCACCAAGACAGTCCTCACCATGTTCTTGGTAAATCACAGCGAATTTCTTTCCAGTTGGCTTCTTCGTCAGTTTCTTGTTCATAGGGGTTTTCCTTCTTGTGGTTGGTCAGGATAGTATATCAGATTTCGCGCATTCCCTCAGCAATCTTCACACCACATTCCAGAACAAGCGAAAACCGCCCCACAATCACGCGGAGCGGTTTCCTTGTCCATTTTACCCTATGAGTTTCAGAGCGATTGTAGGCGCGAATTTAGCCAATCTCTGAAGCAACATCTATACACAGGAGTAAGTATAATTGTTTATGGAGGAAATACTAATGATAAACGAAAAGAAAGCAAAGAGATTCTGTTGTGAGTCAATCTCACTCATTTAGAACTACGACAAGGCTGTTTCAGACAAGGAACAAGTCTGGCATTGTCATCATAGGTTGGAGATTACTGAAAGCGGTGAAATCAATTCAATGTAGGAACTGAAAGATAGGGGTCTATATTATGGAAGACCAGCAAGCGAATTGGTTTTTATGACGGAGCATGACCATAGAAGTCTGCACGGAAGAAACATGAGCGAAAAGACACTTGGAATCCTATCTAAGCAAGGGCGTGGAAGAACGCACACGGAGGAAACCAAGCGAAGAATATCAGAGACAAAAAAGAACAGACATCATCCGTTCCGTGGTAAGCATCTACCAGAGGAAATGAGACGGAAGATGTCTGAATCGTTGAAGGGTCGTGTGTTCTCAGAAGAATGGAGAAGGAAATTGTCTGAAGCGGCTAAGAGAAGGTATGCTAAAAACTCAGACCCAACTATTTCATCATCCCCAAACGCCTGTCAATCCAACTCCTGATTGTTTCAAGTTCGTTCTTGTTCTTGAACTTCAGGAGCGAGACTAGTTCATGCTTGATGTGTGGTGTTGTGTCCATTAGCTGAATGTAATCATATTCAGCCTTGTCACCTTCACCCAACATTGAAAGGAATGTTTCTACCTTAGTTGGTTGTTTCTGGCTTGTCTCAATGTGTGAAAGGTGCGACAAATCAACGCGCTTCTTGTCCATGTTGGCGTGACTGTAAAGTTCCGTCATGTAGTTTGACCCATGCCCAGTATAACAGTGAGCAATCGTTGAAATGTCCACACCAGAGTTGAACAACTCTGAAACCAAGGTGTGTCTGAAACTGTGCATCCCATATACGCAGTTCATCCTTGCGTTTCCTTCAACCTTCTGTTTCGTTTCAATCCCAGCCCTCTTGAAAACGCTCTGGGTCAGTTTGGTAAGTGCGCAAGCCTTGTTATTCTGGTACATGGCAAGCATTGAAGGAAGGATGTATTCTTCACCAGCTTTCCGCTTCTTGCTTCTTCTCCACAGTTCCATCACAACGCGCTGGTCAAGGATTGGAATGACCATAATTTTTCCAGTGGAATTTGCGGTCTTGATTGGTTTCCATTCCAAGGTTGCCTGTGGCTTGCCATCTTCCATTGAGAACTTCAGGTGTTCGTCCCACTTCCATGAAACCAAATCGTGAAGCCTTGCGCCTGTGTTTCTGGCAAGGTCAAAGAGAAGTGTGAGGTCTGGGTTTCCAATCTCTTCCAACACGCGCCAGATTTTAGTGAGTTGTTCTGGCGTGAATGGCTTCTTTCCAACCACTTCACCAGTCTTCATTGGCAAGATGTAATCCCAAGGGGACTCTGAAGTGAGACGCGCTTTCAATTCCTGTGGCGAATCGTACTTCTTCAATGTGTCCCAGACGCGCTTGAAGAACTGCAATGCGCCATTGAACCTCGCCGCGCTGACTTTGGTTTCATAGTCGCGCATGAACTCTTCAACTTGTTCGCGCTTCAACTGGCGCATTTCAGTATTTCCACCAAAGCGGTTTATGAGAAGGTTTCCATAGTTGTTCCAGCTTCTCAAAGTCGCTTCAGAGTTCTTCCTTCTCCTTATGACATCGCAAGAGCGGAACGCCACCACCATTCTGAAAAGGTTCAGTGATGGATTGGTCTTTGCCTCAAGAAACGTCTGCTCGTCTTTCGCCTTTTCAAGTCTAGCGGACAACGCTTTCACGTCACCAAGGGCGGAAGTGCAAGCGGTCTTCTGCCTTGCGATTTTCCTTGCCTTGTCAAGGTCTTCCGTGCCTGTGGATTCATCGTGCAGCTTGCCCTCAAACATCCACTTGACGCGCCAGCAACCTCTGCCGCGCTTCTTGTACAACGTTCCTTCGCCATGTTTGCCCATCTTGATTTCTCCTATTGAGTTGTTGAAGATGGGACAGAGTTTATCTTAATCCGTGGGCAAAGGCAAGCGCAAATTGTAGGACTTTTATACACCACCCCTTGAAAACATTGGGGTTTTTCTATAAAGATACAAACTCCCACTTCTCTCTTATACATGATATATCGGAAATTACGCGCATTTTGACGGAGATTTATCACAATTATCGTCGTGAAGGTATACAAATGGACTACAATTTGGGGGACTTTTATGTACCACTGAGAACATGAAAGGTTCTCATTCCTCAATCAAAGCACCATCTTCGGTCTGAACAACCACGCTCATGTTCTCAAACGGGTCTGAGCCGTTCTTTCCAAAGTTCCTCGTTGCTTTCTTCTTAGCGGAACTTGCAGTCCTTGCAAACACGTTCACATCACCCCTGTAGGTTCTCGTCTTTCCCTTCAACGAGAGCTTCACGTTCCAGAACTTCATCCCCTTTTCTGGAAGTTCAGTGTGTGCCTCAGTTGGTTCTCCAATCTCAATTCCCTTCCAGCCCATGTCCTGAAAGTCCTCAATGACCTTTGAACGCACGTCCTCTGGATGGGAAGTTTGCATCTTCCCCTTCAGGCGCATGTAGGTTTCCGTCCATTTCCCGTATACTGAGACATGGATTGAAACAGCAATCTTCTTCATCGTCTTTCCTTTCTCGTGGATGTAGGGAAAGTATATCTGAAATCAGATTGCTGGTCAAGGCAGCAAAAAAGGTTCACCATGCGAGAAACAAACAGGGGTCAAAAAACAATGGCAATAAAACCCCAAACAAAATCGCATGGTGAACCAGATGTAATTACTTGTCGGACGCAGTGAAACTCACCAATCTTGGACTATGTTCTTCAGACCTTCAATGGTTGCTTTCAACTCGTCTTCGCTGATGTTCCCATCCTCCAACTGGGACGAAAGCATGTTCAGGAACTTCGTTATGGTCTCCGCCCTTTTCAGCCAGACCTTCACGTTCTTCCTTGAAGTTTCAACGTCGTCCTTGTAGTTGTCAAGGAACTTGTTCAGGTTCTTCAACAAAAACTTCTTCAACAGACAATTCATTTCTGTACCTCCGTTTGTGCTGGCACGTTCACATTTAGAACAGCTTGTATGAGTTTGGTTGCGCCAGTCAATGAACCAACAGTCACAAGTCCAATCAGTGATGCTTTAGCCAGCAATAGTAGAAGCTGGTTTTTCCAACCATCTTCCTTCTTGTCATCTGACTTCTCAAGGACGCTGATTCGTGCTTCGTGGTTCGCTATCATGTCCTTCAGTGCAGAAGTGTTCTGATGAATCTCGTCCATCAGCTTGATGAACATGTCTGTCACTTTGTCCTCGTTCATGGTGAATCACCTCAGAGAATATTTACTTAGGCTTCTGGTTGTTCCTCTGGTGGAATGGGAATGTCTGTTTCAATGTATGTCCTTCCAGCAGAGATTGGGTCAATGGCTTCAGCATACAACCCTTCTGGGAATCCACCTTGAATCATCATGCCTTGGTCAGAGTATGTCTTGACCAAATCGTTTCCTATGTTTTCCTATACTATCATTTTGTTTCACCTCTCATGTTGAGAATGGCGTGATTGTCCATCCAGTTGGGATATAGTTCACGCCGCGCCCAGTGTATGTTCCATTGTAGTAGAACGTGCCAGTTGCTGGAACGCCATCCATCCAACTCGCAGTGGTGCTGGAATTCCAAGAACCACCAGTTTGATAGAGTTTCACTGACGCAAGCGAAGAGCATCCTTGGAACATGTACTCACCGTGATAGCTTGCATCAGTGAAGTTTGTTGCCCTTATTTCGGGACCACCAACCAAGTTGGAGCATCTGCGGAACATTCCATGCCCGTAGCTGTTATTGGAAACTGTTGGAGAAGCAAGCACAAGCCTTGAAGCCTCAACCAATGAAGTGCAGTCTTGGAAAAGACATGGATAGGCGTTCTGTGGGCATGTTGTCACCAAGTCTGGTTTCTTGTTCAACAGGGAGTTGATGTTTCCACTTGCCTCTATCTGACCAGTCATCACGAAGTAGTTGTAGTTGGTGTTGTAGCTGCCTGACATGGTTGTGTTGGTTGAAACAGCCCTCAACCACATTCTGTCACCAATGTTCGCAAGCGTCACTGTTGTTGTTCCAACAACAAACGAATTCCAAGTAGACTTGTCAGTTGAATATTCAAGATTCACTGTTGGTGCTGAACCAGACTTCATCATCTTCACAGTGGAGTTTGCCTCCCTTGCGGTGAAGCACAATTCTGGTCTTGGGATTTCAACCACAGTCCATCCTGTTGGGATTGCGCTTGTTCCAGTTGTGGTGTCTGTTCCATCATAGGCTATCGTTCCAGAAGAAGCAACTCCATCAACCCAATCGTTGAAGTAGGTTGTGGAGAAGTTTCCTGTGTAGTAAAGTGAAATGGTGTCCAACGCAGAGCATCCATAGAACATTTCGTTGTAGCATCCAGTCGCCAATGTGGTTGCTGGAAGTTTTGGTGCTGTAGTGATTGAAGTGCAGCCATTGAACATTCCCTCATAGCAGTAATCGTCAAGAGATGTTGAAGGAAGGTCTGGTGCGTCTGTTAGCGCAGTACAACCCTCAAACATGTGACCATAGCAACCCTCGCCCATTGTTGTCCAAGGAAGTTCTGGCGCGTTCTGGAGAGATGCACAACCATTGAACAGACCATAGAAAGCATAGTCAGCAAGAGCCGTGGTTGATGGGACTGCATTCTTGTTCAACAGATAGGAAACATCATCTTCCAGCGTGATTGAACCACTCATCACGAACTTGTGGTAGTTGCTGGAATCGTCTGCCAATGCTGTTTGACCAGTTGAACCAGCTCTGAATATTACAACATCATTGACATTGCTCAAGGTGACTGTTGTTCCAACTGTGTATGGGGAGAATGTAGCACCATTGTCTATGGAATATTCAATGTCAATGCTCGTTGGCGTTCCAACAGCGTCAAGGCTTATCGTGGAGTTCGCAGATTCAGCAGTGAACACAAGTCCCTTGATTGCCTTTTCAATATGCGTGACAATGCTTGAGTTTGACCAGTTTGTTGCCGCTATCCATTGGTTGTAGAGTGCGTTTGGAACAATAATCTTGTACGTGTTGTTGGTGTTTCCAAATGCGTCAGTGCTTGACAACGCAGGAACAGAAGTCGCCTCAGAGAAGTTGACAGTCTAAAGGGAGGTGCAGCCATAGAACGCATAGCCCAGACAACCAGAACCACTTGCAGTTGACAACTTGTTCAAGTAAACGTTCTTCAACGAGGTGCAGCCATAGAACGCATACTACATTCCAGCTGCCCCAGTTATGGAAGTAAGTCCAGACAAGTCAACATTGTCAATTGAAGTGCATCCACGGAAAGTATATGACAGTGAGTTTGCGTTATTGATGGTTGTGATTTTGGACAAGTCAATGTCTCCGTCAAGAGCAGCGCATCCCCAAAACGTCATATACATTCCATTATTTCCAATGGTTGTCAAACTTGACAAGTCAACGCTTGTGAGTGCAGTATCTTGATAGAACGCATACTACATTCCATATTGTCCAATGGTTGTCAAACTTGACAAGTCAATGCTCGTGAGTGACGTATCTTGATAGAACGCATACTACATTCCATATTGTCCAATGGTTGTCAGGTTTGGCAAACTCACACTTGAAATTCCAGTATTATTGTAGAACTTGTATTGCAGACCATGACCAGGTATGCTCACAATCGCAGTTGAACTCAATGCCCCAGTAGTTGGAGGTTGAAGTGCGCCTTGAGCGTTCACGTCACCAATGATGTTGTCCATGCTCAATCCATACTTGCTTCCACCTCCAGTTGGAATGTCAGCAATCTTTGTCGCGTATGTTGAAAGGACATCGCCCACATCTGAAACGCCCTTCGCCTCAATTGCTGCCTTTATCGCAGCCTTTGAGGATTGGATTGCCTGAAGTTTCTGTGCTGTTGTTCCCATTTTAGATTACCTCGCCATTTATAGTGTCAAGTGCAGTGTTGATTGAACCAATCTGAGCATCAACATAGTCCTTCAACGCAAATGTGGTCTTGAAGAAGTTCGCGTTGGCAGTCACGTTGATTCCTTCGTAACTTCCAAGGTCAAACACCCTTCTCACCGCTCCAGCCTTTAACTCGTCCATTGTGAAGGAAGAACCAACTGCGCTTCCACTTTGCTGGAAATAGAACGTGCTTCCATCAGATGTGAGAACCCCAAACCCATTGTCCAAAGCCCATGTTGTAGTGTTCGCTGACACAGTTGGCGCGTTCGTGGTTTGCTCTCCAATGTTGTTCCAAGTTGTAGCAATCGTGAATGTGCTGATTCCATGCGTGTATGCAGAATAGGTTTCGCTCGTTGCGTAGTAGGTGATGTCATCGTAGTCCCTCTTTGACACAATCCTCTCGTCAACAACCTTCTAAACTGCATCCACTGTGGTCAGGGTTCCGTCCATGTCCATTTCCACAGTGCCAGGCTCTCCCAATAGCGTGAAGTTCCAAGTCGTGCTTCCTGACCCCTCTGTTGGAGTCATTGCCAAAACCCCAGTTGTCTGATAGAACAACGTGAAATATGGTGTTACTTCCATACCTGCAAAGTCAACCTTCACGCTCCAATTGCCGCTTCCATCTGTCCATTCAAGTTTCTCGGAGTTGTACTTGTCAAGGTTGAAGGTTGAGCCATCGTAAACCACAACCCATCTTGGAATGTTCCAATACTCGCTTGGATTGTAGATGTAGGAATACGAAAGGTCTGTCTTGTCTCTCTTCTGCGTGACCGCAGAACTGGTAGCGGTCAAGTAGCCGACATCGTTCTCAAACGCGCTGACTTGACTTGGAATCGCAGACGCAGTAATGAATCCACTATTGTTCACCAAGTCGCTCGTTGTGGATGGTATTGGTGGAATCGCACTTGCTGTAATGTAGCCTGAATCATTCTCCAAGTCAGAAGTTTGACTTGGAATAGGTGGAATGGCTGAGGCTGTGATATATCCAACGTCATTTTCAAACGAACTCACTGTTGAAGGAATTGCGCTTGAGGTGATGAACCCACTGTCATTCACAAGTTCGCTCGTTGTTGAAGGAACAGGAATATCAATCGTTGTTGCTTCAGAGGCGTTCGTTGTGAACGAACCAACTTCAACTCCATTCTTCTTTATCTTGATTTCAGAATCATACACAACTGTTGGCTCTCCACCATTGGAGATGTAAAGCCACCTCTCACCATCAAACAACCTGACCTGACCATTTATGTTCAAGAGGTCTCCGACAGAAGCCACCGCTGGAACTTCGTCAAGGTATCTAACTGTGTACTTTTCAAGCAGTTTCTTGACATCTGAATCGTTTTCAAGGATGAACACATCACCCTTGCCAAGAACATATCCAGAGACTTCGCTTCCATCCTCGTCAATTCCATCTGCGAGAATTGAAAGCCCATTCCCAACCTTGCCAGCAACTTCACAGCCCTCAATCGTGGCAACCCAGACTGAACCAGTCCTCACTGCCACCTTTTCAATCGTAAGGTTGTTTGGATAAAGAACAGCAACCCTCACACTGGTTATTTCCCAAGTACCTATGCTCTTTGGTACGTCAAGCACTCTAATGGAAGATGGACTTCCCATGAATGCGAACATTGGCTGCAAAGGGAAATTAGGCTTCGCAGCATTACAACGAACATTTATTGTTCCTATCATGATTTTTACCTCTTAAACTACTGTTATTGTTTTCTTATTTCGTGTCATATTCTTCCAGCAAATCCTACCTTCAACAAACCCATCAGGACAAGTTTCACGCATGACACTTATTTTGCCATCATTAAACCATTTCTTTTTGCTCATTTTCAGAGAATGAAGACTTCTCTTCCTTCCTTTGAGTTTATTGGAAATCATCTTCCTGCGATACACTGGCACTGGAACACCCCTATTTAGTGCGCCAATGCGTTCTCTTACCTTATCTGACACTGTATGTCCATGCTTAGAACCACCTTCACCACCAAGTTTCAGATTGTAAGTGTCAGACCTATCCAACCAAGTCTAATCCACATACACCCTTTCCATGTAGTTCATTTCTTCTTCATCTTCGCAGAACATCAACCATTCTTTGCGGAAGTTTTCAACTCCATATTTCTTGAACGCATGTTTCAGGACAATACCAGAACCCATATACCCATCGTCAAGGTTGGTTGTCTTATGCTTGCCAATGTACATCTTGCCATTTAGCAAGTTGGTTATCTTGTATAACCCATAGAATATCATTTTTTCACCTCGTTTTTGGCTGGACTTGTCCAACCTTGGTAAAGCTGACGTTCAACCACTTGAACATCAAGTCATATTTACCCATTGTCCTTGGTGAAACAATCAGGGAATATTCACATCCTCAAGGGTGCAATACTTAAAGTGTATGAGGTAGAACAAAGACCATATCCTGCAATATGAAGACGCGCTTCTGTATGTTCTCGCACCTTCGTATGAGGGCGTGACTGGGGTCAGGGGAATATCCACAGCCCTCTTTGTCAAACCAGCAGTAGAATACGCGGTGTTGATTGCCGTGTCCAATTCAGAGGTATTCACTGATGGAATAGTCTCGTTCAACATATCAGTCCATGAGGACTTCAACGGAACAACCACATATTTGGTTATGTGGATGTTGTCACCATAATTACCATTGCCATCGTATGTCTGACCATTGTTCGTGACCTCAAATTCTGCGTATGGTAAAATCTCCACACAGGTCTTTTTTAGGTTAGGTTGCGAAGAAGTTCTTTCAGTAAAAGTCAGTGAGTTGTTCTTCACCGTATATGTTCTCAGCCATTCTACATCAGCAGGATAGCCCTCGCCTGGGTTCCAATTTATCTGCTAATCCTCATACCACAAATACGATGTTGTTGTCTGGTCATAATCTGCTGGGGCTGGTTGATACTAAGGTCTGTTTTCCTCTTCGTGTATTGTATATGTGCATGACTGGGAATAGCCGTATGGCACTACGCCGCCACGTCCTCCAGTGTCCATCGTGTAGTTCAACTGCTTCATGTCCTTGAACAGGCGCATTATTTGTTCAGCGTCAAGAACAGTGTATGTTTCCCCTGCGCTCTGTTGTGATGGCAAAGAGAAGTAGTTTTTACAATAATCCCACCAATTGCTGTATGACCCACTGACCCCAGCTGGAATGACGGGTCTTGTAGGCGACCAGCTATTACTGCTCCACATTGAACTCATCCTGTCTTGTATCTCCCAAATGTAGGTTGATGAGATTTGCTTGTGTGGTGGTCTATTCATGCCCCAACCTCTCACATTCAACGCCTCGCCAAGGAATATATGGTCTTCCCCTCTCAGACAGTATTTCCAGTCTATTGAGTCAGGGCTTCCGTTGCGCAAGGGCATGATGCCACCATTCACAACCAAGTTATCTGGATTGGTGGTTGTGAGAAGATACTCATTCATGGACGATGGTACTGCGCGCGACATTTCTTTTACCTCAAGTGTAGTATGCGCCAATCGTCAGTGTGTTTCCATTGGCGGTTATCACGATGTTTGAGTTGTTCGCCTTGGACAGCCTGAACCATGTAGATGCGCTCGTCTATGTGTTGTCAGTGCCATAGAAAGTCACTGCCCCACCACCTCCCGTGAATGGAATGAAAGTAGTAGCCCTAGCATCCACATACTCCACATTTATACCACTCTGGCTTCCTGATGTTGCAGCAACCACATCATACACTGCTGAAACGTCTGGTGTCCCACCACTTCCTCCATCACCTTCTTCAGCGGTGCAGTCAATCGTGGGCTGGTCATCCACAGTCCAATTCACTTCGCAGTTCTAACCACCTTTCAAGTTTGCTATTGCGTTGACTGCCCAGTTGAAGGTGTCGCAGAAACCCTATTGGGAATCAACCATTATTCCCTTCTGAAGTTGGCATAGTTGCGCTGGTTTGTTCGCCATTGTTCAATCCTCCATTATAGAAATTTGTTAAGACCTGGTATCTTGCTTGACCACAATGCTGGATATGCTGGTGGCGTGTAGTTCGTTGGGTTCTTCGTCATTCCAATTCTCTGCGCGTGAAGCGAAACCTCAGCTGTAAACAATCCACCAGCCTATTCAGTAGCCCTGAACTCGTTTAGGCACTGATAGATGTCAGTGTTTGTGTCCTATGTCCATCCAAGTTCCCATTTGCTCGTTGAACTGTTGTATGTCGCGTCATATACCCAAGGGTGATATGATAGCCACCATCCCGTAGTTCCATTCAAAGAACTGAACAAGGAACGGCAAGCCGCCTTTGTCATTCCCTCATACTTGACCTATGCGTATTGGTCTGTTGTAGCCCTGTACCAGTTGTCAATGCTCAATCCAGATTGCGCCTATGGGTCTGTTGTCAAGATGCTCTGACCAACCAACTCAAAGGTCACTTTCTAGGTTGGAGCGACAACAAGCGAAATGTTGCTTGCACTCGCTGCGTCAAAGTGCTGACCATTGAGTGTTATGGTTGAAGACCATCCAGGAATGCTTGAAACTGCTGTATAGAGTGGGCTTGAACTAGTGGAAGTGGCGTTCGCTGATGTTGAATAGTTCGTTGAAATGCACTTAGCGTCAACAACAACATCGTACATACACCCGCTTCTCTGCTCAATGCGCACCTCAGAATCCAAAGTTGGCGTTGAATAACTCTTGTACCAGCCATACTGGAAAATGTTGTTGTCAATGTACCATCCAAACTGCCATTCATAGATTGAAATGGTCAGTAGGCTTCTCAAGTAGTTGGCGCAGGATTTGGCTGTCGCGTAGTCCATGCCTATGTACTTGAAACCAGCCGTCTCCTCCATTATTGCGCGCTTCCACGCCTTTGTCTGTACTGTGGTCTGTTGCGTGTCTGGGTCGTACTCAGCGACAATCACAGGCTTTCCAACGTCAAGCTGATTGAACTTGTACGAATAGTCCTGCGTCAGCACAAAGTTGGATGCGTCATAGGATGTTTTCAGGTTCCCAGCCATTAGTGCGCTCCTCCGTGTTGGTCAAGCCATTTCTTTATGCTGTCAACACCGTCCTTCAACCTTGTGACTTCAGTCTTCAGGTCATCAACCTTGTCCTTCGCCTTTGCAGCTTCCTTCTCCTTCTATGCAGCTATGTCCTCTGGATTCTTCGCCTTTAGTTCTTCCCACCTTTTCTTCTCCGCGTTTGACAGGGCGTTCTTGCCACCATTCACCATCTTGTCGGCAAGGTTGTTGTATTCTCTCTGCTCCTTCGCTGAAAGACCATATCCCTGAGAACGCGCGTTCCTCTCAAAGCCCTGTTCCATTCTCGCGTTGTAGCCAGCGTCATTCTTGGATTGGTTGTTTCTTGTGTCATAGCGGTTCTTGCCATTGATACCATTTCCAATTACTTGACCAACTCCAATGGGTGCGTTTCCTTCTCCCCATCCACCACCTTCTCTCCATCCAGCAGTAGCAGCCCTTGCCTCCTTCAACCTCTGCGCGTATCTCCATTCAGCCATTTCAAGTTCCTTTGTTGCGTTAGCAAGTTCATCCTGACGCTCTGCAAGGGCTTGAATGTTCATGGACATAGCCATCTGCTCATAATACTGCTGTTCCTCCTCTCTTGCGCTTGCTGACCTTGCGTCTGCGGCTTCCATAGTCGCGCCAATGTAGGCTCTCTCAGCTTGTTTCAGTTTCTTGTTGTTGTCAGCAACAACATTCTTGCGTTCGGCTTCTGCTGCCGTCAGATTGGCTTCCTGAACCTTGAGTTCCTGTTGCGCGTCATTCAACTGTCTTACAGTTGGGTTGTAGGTCTTGGTGATGAAGTCATTGAGGGCTTTCACTGCCTGCTTTAGCTGGTCTTGCGCCTCTTTGATTTCGTCCTTGCCCGCGCCGCGCTCGCCGCGCGCATACAACAGAGCTTTTGCGTTCGTAACTTCGCGCTCTAAAAGTCGTTTCTGTTCGTCCAGACCATCAACTCCAACCCCCGCTTTCTCGTCATAGTAACCATGAATTGTCCTACCCAAAGTTCCAATCTTCTCCTATTGAGCAGAAATCTTCCTTTCAATTCCTTCCACTATTGCGTCAGCGGCTTTCTATGCTGTCTATGCGTCAATCTGAACCTTCGCTTTCTCAGCCCCAGCCCTTATCATTATGTTCCTTGCGTTTCCTTCATCAGTACCATCAGACTCAAGACCTTCAACCTGCTCATCAAGGGCGTTCTTCTGGGCTTTCGCTTCAGCGTTGGCAAGCCTCAACTGTGCCGCCGTAAGTCTGTCAACTGCCGCAGTTGTCTTGTCAATCTTTGAGATTGCGTCATTGGAAGTTCGCACAATCTTCTCAGTGGATTCGTTGATTCCCTCCAATGACTTCTTCATCTTATCAATGGGCTTCTCCTGTTCGCCCAGTTTGGAGAACCAGCTTACCAATGCAGTCACCGCGAAGATGATTGCGCCAAATATGCCGCCAGTCGCAAGTGCGCTCAATCCACCAGCCACGGCACTGATTGACTTGGAAGCAGTACCACCAAGCCCCTCAAACGCGCCAGCTAACTGACCAACTGCGCCAGCGGCTTTCTTCGCTTGGTTGCCCATCGTGTTGACAGCACCAAGGGCTTTCGTCATTCCAGCCCCATTGTACGAAGAACCAATGTTTATGTTAATTCTCTGGTCAGCCATTTTCAATTACCTCGTTGGATTTCTTCTTCTCGTCTCGTTCTGCTCTGACCTTCTCTTGTATGTGGTGAAGGGTTGCGAAGTATTCCGCTGATGCCTTTTTCTCATCTGATGAAATGTCCTTCTCTCTCAGATACCACGCGCGTTCAATCATCGCTGCAAGTTGTGGTGAAGTTGCTTTCAACACAGCGTATGGCGCAATTCCACACGCACAGGCTTCAGTGTACTGCCTCAACGCCTGTGACTTCGCTCCAGTTTCGTTGTACCACTTGTCAAACTCATCATCCTTGACATATACGGGGAACTCCCCGTCCATTGGATTCATGCCATACTTCACGAAATCCAACGCAGCGCGAACCTTGCCAGCAATCTACTTCCCAAGATGCTTCTTTATCCATCTTGCGCACTTCAACGCGAACAGCCTTGGAAACAGTTTAGTCTTTGACCAATCCTTCTCTGGATGCGCTAGGACATACGCCTCTAGCGCAATCACAGTTCCTTCGTCATTACTGAACAACTGAAGTATGTTGTCAAGGAATATGTCCTGCTCAATCGTTGGCTGAGAAAACCTGACTTCGCCACACATCGCAACCCTTGGAAGGTTGGAGAAACGGAAATCAGGTCTTTTCTGCAAACGAAGTCCAAGCGCGTTTAGGCGAATGACATCTTCTGGATGAACGATACATCCCTCATCCAGAAGTGCTTGAATATCCTCTATGGCAAGCTCACTACACATTGGGAGTCACCTCCCAACTTAGTTTCCGCTCTGCGCTGGCGCGTCATGTTCAAGGTAGCGGCTGAGCGTTGCAGTCCAAGAAGGATAATCTGCATCAGGGTTTGAGCAAGTCAAAGGAGCTGTAATTGTCCAGTTGGTTCCAGCTGTAAGTGATGGAGCAGTTGCCCCAGTTTGCTGAATGGTGATTTGGACTTCCAGCTTTCCGTCAACCACGTCAAAGGAAACGGTCTCGCCGTCCTTTGTCGCCCTTGAAATCGTTCCGCCAGCCGTGTAGTTCGCTTGCTGGAGATAGCATCCGGTTCCACCCAATGTGAACGCATCCCAAAGAATCTGCGCGTGGTGGCAGAGTTTCAATGTAGTGGATGGGAAAGTGTATGTGCAGTCGCTGTGAGTTGTTGCAGCAGGGATTTCCTCACCACTTGCCTGAATTGAAGGCGGTGCACCTGCTGAAGTGCTGATGGTGATAGAACCAAGTGTGAATTTCTTTGCAGAATAATCACCAGTTCCAGCTATTGGCGCACCACACTTTGGAAGTGAGGAAAGGGTCAAGTCCTTGCCCAGAACGTAAGTGTTGGACGGGGACATTGTTTCACCAAACACCTCAAAGGCAACCACATCACCTTTTTCGTTGTGTCCTTCCGCAGTGGATGCGGTCTTGTTCTCGTTGGACTCCGTGACCTCAAGACCATTCTAGGCGGTCACCAGTCCAAAGAAGTCTGTCTTTGCTTGCCAGCTCATTTGTAATACCTCTTATTCGTTGTTGTTGTTCAGTAAGCAGTTTCTTGAACCACTCCATAGATTGTGATTGTGTGCTGGTACTGCCAAGTCTTTCCAGTGGCATCCAGCGTGAAGGTTCCGCCGCCAAGCTGGAACCCAGTGCAGTCAAATTCGTTTGGCACGGTGAACTCGTCATGCGTGTCGCAATAGCACCTCTGCCAATGCTGAAACACATCCATCAACTGGTCAGACACCGCAAGGTAGTTCATGCCGTTGTAGTCAATGTCAGCGCGCACAAGCGCGGTCACGTCCACATTTATCTGGCTTGTCGGAATCGTGGGCGTGGAATAGGAGCGGGGAGAAGCCTTTGCAATGATTATCACGTCACTGTCAGAAGCCTCAATTCCCTTCACCCCTTCCACCACGTCAAGCTGACCCACGAGCTGGACTTTCTCAATTCCAGCTTCCTTCAACTTGCATCCAAGATGGGCAAGTACCTTCTTCTCTATCTTCTGCTCAATCATTTCAACCTCATATTTACACGCATTGAACCATCATTTCTTCTTGACCTCTGGGAATGGTGAATCCAATTTCTCAAACAATAACAACTTTTCACACTTTTTTGATATCACGGATGCTATCTTGTTGGCTGCTTTCATCAACGCCTGATTGATTGCTGAATCACCACCCTTCAACGCAAGTTTCGCATAGTCAAGAAGGTCAGACGCATTCAATGAGAAGGTTGAACCATTCCCGTTCTTCTGAACTCGCGTTGTCTGGGTTGCCTTGCTTGCGGCTTCTGAACTTTCCATCTTCTGTGATGTCTTTGAACCAGACTTCATCATCAACAATGACAGAGCGGTTCTGGCAAGTCCCTTGAAACGTCGCGCCCTCTTCTATATCTTGTTCAACGCCCAGTCTTTAGCGTCTTTTTCTGACAACGCAATCACCAACCATTCCCTGTCCTTTATGTCATTCCACTTGAACACCTTGCAATTCTTCAGATTGTCCTTGTTCACTCCAGAAGTCTGGGCAATTCTCTGGTTCTTCGCTGGCGTGACCCTCGTTGTTCCATTCCTCAAACAGAACTTTGGTGAGTTTCTTCCACCTGTGAATGAAGGTTTCAGAGAAGTGATGGTCATGTCAATCTCCTTCTTGTTTGGTTTAGCAATCGCCGTCAACGCACGAATTGAAACAAGAACGTCAAGCATAGTTGCGGTGCATGACTGCTCCGCCGTCTCGTTCAGCCACTTAGCCCTCTGCTCAATCAACTTGGAAAGTTCTGAAAGTGGTCTGCCATCTGCGCAAGTCACTTCAACCGCAGCCATTGTCTTTCCTCCAATTAGGAAACTTCTCTTGCAGTGACAACCCAACCAAGGGCGTTGTCAAGTTTCGCTTCAGACACTGAATACTTCTTGTTGTTCGCCATGCGCTGAATCATGGCACCGCGCTGAAGTTTCCTCACGAACGCCCAGTCCCCCTTCATGAACACGAACGTCATGTCCTCGCGGTCAGTCTCCATCATATCGTCAGTCAATGGGTCTGAAGTCCCGTCAGTAAAACAACAAGCAAGGAACGTTCCAGAACTTCCATCCTGAGATTGAATGGTTATCGTCTCGTCATAGAACGGCTCAAACGCGCCGTCAATCTTCTCAAATGGGCTTTTCATCTTTCAACCTCTTATCTCATATTTACAAGTTCCATGAACTCATCATTGTTGAATCTAAACAACAAGGGCGTTTCGTCCATTACTGTGTCTCCAATGAGTATGTCATCGCCATCTTCAATGAACGTGGTTATGAACTCAATGTTCTGGTCAGTCAACTTGAAAGGACTTGACACGCGCCTGATTGAAAGGTCTGCGTTGTATTCAACAATATAGTTGTTGTAGCCCTTCCTCTTTCTCTCGTCAAAGTATAGGTCATGCGTGATTGTGCGATAGCAACCATGAAAGTTGTCCTTTATCAATGGAGTGTTGCCACGTAGAAGTTTCTCAGGTTCAATCTTTCCACCTTGCGTGAATTTGTTGGTGCTGATGTCAAGTTGAATGCAGCCCTCTGGAAACGTTGCAGCAACATAATTGAATGGCTTGTCAGGAATTGGAAGAAAGTTCTTCTACACACCCTTTATTCCAACTGGTAGACTGTTCCATACATGTTCGCATGAAACCATATCGTGTTCAACAACAATCCTCTGAATCTGCATTCCAATTCGCGCATACCCTTTTTCACCTTGGTAAAAGATAGTTGAACTTCCATAGATGTTTCCATTCCAAACAACCAACCTCATGTCCTCTAAATATGGAAGTTTCGTCTTGTGCTGTTCATCAACCCAGTAGCTGGAGTACACACAAGGTAGTTCCTTCACCAAGTTGAAATCCCTATCCAATAGAACGAATATCTGCTTGTGCGGTTCCTTCAATCTCATGTTAGGAACGAACAGATATTTGTGTATGTCTGATGAAATGAAATATGCGAACTTTCTGAATGACGCAAGGTAGCCGGTGTCAAATGGAATGATTGAGAAGTTGCCAACTGGATTAAAGAGGTATCCAAGTTCAATCCCAAGGTCAGAATAGTTCTTCACAGACTTTGCTTTGCCACTGATATTTTTTGCTTCCATGCCATTCTCCAAACAAGAAAGGTCTTCCGCTGAAGTCCATAACTCCTTCAAGCGGAAAGACCTTGTGTGTGTATAGTGAATTGTCAGTTCAAGGGGTTGTTATGGAAACCCCTCTTACGCCAAATCAGACTTACGATGCAGCAATATAGAACGTCTCAGCAGGACGGAGAAGAGCCGTGCCAACGAGCGTGGTGACGTTGTAGAACGCCTTTGCCGTAGCGAAGTCAGTGAAGCGGAGAGCCGTCAGGGAGAATCCCTGCTCGTCACTCACAACACCGCACTCAGGATAAGCCTGAGGGTCAGGAATTGCAACAGGACGAACCGCAACGGCGAGACCGTCAGCGGGAACGAGCGCACCCTTGATGCCCTCTGGAAGGTCATAGGAGCAGACAATGCTCTTGAAACCATAGAGCTTGGAAATCACGCCGTTCTGGATTGGGTCAACGCCACCAAACACGTTGCTGTCAAGCAGGCTGATGAGGTCAGCGTAGTAGTCACCGTCAAGCACCAGCACATAGTCAGCAATGCGTCCCTTGGAAGCGGCACTGTTGCGCAGCTTTGCAATCGCGTTCTTCGTCACAGAAGCCATCGTGATTTTGCCACCAGTGCAGTTTGCAGCCGTGAAGTTGCCGCAAATCTCCTTGGAGATAGAAGCACCAATCACATTGCGTCCAGCTTCGCCAGCCTTGCCCCAGAAGGAGTCATTAGGGAGTTCCAGCTTGTCAGTCTGCGTGATGGGCACTGTGACCTTTGGCTGCTTGGTGAGGGTGACGAAAACATCGCTCAGAGAACCAGTAGCATGAGCATAGTTGCCCGTGTTGGTTCCAGCGCAGTTGTCATCGCCGTAGTTCTCAGCCTCGCCAGCGGTGAGGAATGGGACGCGAACCTTCGCGCCATAGTCAGCAACCTCGTTGCTGATGTCATACGTGAACTGCTTCACCATCGTGATTTCGGGAGCAAGTCCAATCAGAATTTCATTGGTCGTCTTGATAACGCCTGGGGATGTAAGAGCCATTTTAATGTACCTCTTTCAATAGTTAGTTTTTGTAGTTGTTAGATTGTCCACCAACTCAGTGAACATATTTGCCAGACTTGATGAACGCCACTTTCTCAGCGGGTGATGCGCATTTCGCAAGCCCTTCCTGCATGGTTGGCAATTCCTCTGCCTGTGCGTTGACATTGGCGTTCAGCTTCTCCAATGCCTTTGTCTTTTCCTCCAAGGTGGATGCCATTATAGACAATTCCTCAGTGGATTTCGTCAGGCTATCATTGAGGCTGGTGATTTCCGCCTTGGCAGATTTCAGTTCCTCTTCCTTCGCCTGTAGCTGACTCTTGAAATTGCTTAGTTCCGTGGAAAGGGCGTTGACCTGAGACTGCATCTTGGACTGCATTCCAGACACGCGCTTGTCTGCTTCAGCCTTAGTCACAACCTCTTCCTTCGTTTCCTCTTCAACCTTCTCTTCTGGAACTTCCTCAGTTGCTTCAGCCTTCTCGTCACACTTCGCCTTGAGTTCTTCGTTCTCTTTCTCCAACTCAGCGACACGCGCCTTGAGTGCTTCAACTTCTTCCTTCAGTTCCTCAGTGGTTTTCTCTTCCACGGTTTCCTCTTCAGGTTTTTCCTCAGTGGTTTCGTCCTTAGTGACTTCTTCAACCACTTCTTCAACCTTCTTCTCTTCCTCTGGAGAAAGTTCCTGTTCCTGTTTTTCCTCAGTCACTTCCTCCACAATCTCTTCCTTGAGCGTTTCCTCTTCGGAAACAACTTCTGCTTTGTTCTTCATTTCCAATACCCTCTTTGGGATGTTCTTAAAATGCTTCTCGCTTATGGAAGCAGCAATCTTGTATTCAGATTGACCCTCTATGACTTCGCAGTTCAGCTTGAAGTCCTTCGCCTCGCTTCCACTGAACCAAGTCTCAGCGTCCATCAGTGCTTTCAGTTCTTCTTCAGTCAAGTCAAACTTGCTCTTGTAGAAAGACATCATCACATCGTTCATCTTGTCCATGACGTCCGCCTGTTTGCGAAGTTCGTTGGAATCACCTTGAACCATTGACCAGCAGTTGTGAATCATTATGAAAGATGTGTTGTCCATCACAATGCGTTCGCAAGCGCACATGATTACTGTTGCGATTGAGGCGCAAAGTCCTTCAACGCGCGCTGTGGTGTGAACGCCCTTCGCGTTCAACGCCTTTATCTAGTTCGCTATGGCAACGCCACCAAGCACTGAACCGCCAACTGAATTGATGTTCAGTGTGACTTCATCACCACTTTCAACCCCTTCAGCGAACGCTCGGAAATCAGATGGTGAAACATCCTCTTCCACCCACTTGCAACCGTCATCAACGATTTCAGAATATATGTTGAAGTTCTTGTCCATTTTTCAATCCCTCATATTTACACCTCTTCCTTCACTACAGTTTCAACCGCAGTCTTGGAAGCTGTTGTTTCACCACCAGAAATCATCTTCTCAGATGGTGGAGTGATTCCGTGTTCGCTCATCCATTTGTGTTCATAGGCAGTTTGCTCAAGGCGGTCTTTCCAGTTCGCACCAAGGATTTCACGATAAGTCTTTGTGTTGTTCTCCAACGCAAGGCGTATTCCATTCTGATGGGCAACTTCATCTATATCATCCAGACCAGCCCATTGCCAAGAAACGAAGTCCATGAAATCCTCAGCGATATACGCCTTGACTTCACCCTTCTTCACAGCCCATTTCATGAAGCAGCTAAACAGCCAATCTTCCACCTATTCCAAATCGTGCTGGAACTCAAGGATGGTTGGGAATGAGAACAACTGGTTTGCTCTCCAATCAGAATCACTTGGGTTGCCAGTCGCATAGACCTTGGACAATCCCATTGAAGCAGCACAGCGGTTTGCAAGGAAATCCACCATCACCTGAACATTGTTGTTGGGATGGGTTGTCTGAAGTTGCTTTGCGTCAAACCCTTCTGGAAGAGCCTCGTACAGAATTGAGTTCTCCTTTGCGCGGTTAAACGAAATCACCTTCTCTTCCTCAGCTTCAGCCTTGACAACCTCCTTGATTTGCTCATCCGTCATTTCGTCAATCTCGTCAGGATTGTCAAACATCATTGGCGCAACTTGCTCTTGTTCAGGCGTTTGCGTCAACCAGCAGAAGATTTGGGAATTGCGCCTTGAAGCCATCAGCTCAGACTACACAAGGTCTTCAAGCTGGTGGATGGTTGCTATTGCAGAAGCAGCCTGTGAAACGCCCCTTCCCTCACGCCAGTTGCTGGAAAAGTGGAACCAGTAGTTGTCAAGCGGATTTCCATTTGGGTCTTTCTTCAGATAGTAGCACTTCTCAGGGTCAACTGCTTGTCCAGCCATTCCACTTTGGGACTTGCTGACAACTGTTCCAATGTGGCGTCCGTTCTTGGAATAGACCTTGCCCTGTGAAATCCACGCGCCCTGACCATAGTGTTCTTGAACCACATTCAATGGCACATCCACAATCTCATTGGACTCAAAGAACAGAACCTTGCCAGAATCCTCTACAAGCCCATCGTCGAACAGAAGGACACAATCACCACCAATCACATACTCGCGCAACACGCGCTTCAGAAGGTGATTCAGATTGTCTCCTGTGTAGAAGTCCACATTGCGCGTGTAGGAATAGAAAGCCTTTCTCAGAGATTTGTTCGCTTCCTCGTTTGGCAGAGAGAGAATCACCTTTCCGCCACAAGTTGAAACCACCCTAGTTGAAAGAGAACCAAGGATGGTATTGAAAAGGGATGAGTTGCGCACCAAATTTCTGGTAAGGTCAAGAAGCCTTGCGCGTTTGTTCGCGTCAAGAATCTGGTCTTCGCTCCTTATCTCTGGCGTTGAAGGTTCAATCATCAACTGGGAAACCCCATCAACTATCTTGTACCTTCCGCGTGCTTTGTACTTCACAACCTTCACTGGTTGGTTCATTGGGGTTTCAACAAGCCCTGACTTCATCACGGGCTTCTTCGTCTGCCTTGCAGACTTCTTGTTCGTTCTTGTAGTAGCCATCTTGAACCTCTCAGAAATATACCGTCACGATTGTCTTCAACGGTCTTGGGTTTCCAGTTGTGAGCAATCCACGCCACTGGGCAAGTTCCTTCAGCAACTCGTTGATGAGGCTTGTGAATTGGTCAGGCGTGTAGCGCGTGAAGGATTTGCTTCCACCGCCAGACGAAATGGAAGCAGACGCATACCCATTCGCTAACGCCTCCATACGCGCTTTCTTCAGAATGTCTATGTCAGACTCAAGTTCAACAATCTTCTACAGGATTTTGCGCTGTCTTACAATGTTCATCTTTGATTCACCTTGAAAAATTGTTCAAGTCATATTTACACCACTTCGTCACACTATCTTCAGTTTGCGCTTCACGAACCTCTGTCTTGACGCAAGCAGAGAGGTCTTTCCCGTGTTTCCATTGGCGAATCCCTGACTTGCGTATGTTGCCAGACACTGACCTATTGCGTCCAGCGCGTCATGGTCTTCTCCAATCTCCTTCCAAGTGTATTCAACTGTTCCATCTTGCCTTGTATGTTTCAGAAGCAACTTCTCGTTGCAGACTTGAACAGCCCAATCAGTGTGGTTGCCACCTTGGAACCAGCTAATTGAACCAATGTTTCCAACCTCTTGAAGAAATCCTTTCTGTGCCTGTTCGTGAAATCCATCTGAATCAAAGTACGTCCATTTGCGTCCAGCTCCAGATTTCTTCCTTTCATCCTCGTCACCGCACAGCAAGGTTCTGTTCACGTCTTCCTTCAACCTTGAACGCATGAAAGAACGGTATTGGTGTGAAGCCTTGCCAGCGAATCCACAACAGGGAAGTCCACAAACCCTTATGGAGTTCTTCGCAAAATCCAACACTGCGTTCCAGTTGGTGCCGCCGCAGTCAATTGACCATCCCTGAATCTTGAAGCCGTGTTCGTCTGCAACCTTCTTCAGTTCGCGTCCATGTTCGCCAAGAAGGTTGTACAGGCGTTGATAGTAGTCATGCTCTGGGATGTTCGCCGGGATTCTGCACTTCTTGAACTTGTGCCAAATCACATGAGCCGTCTGGTTTCGCGTGAACGCCATTATCACGGTTGTCAGCCACTTTGAAGCATTGACGTCCGTTGCCGCGCAGATGTACTACACGCCCTAAGTTGGGATTTCAAGTTCCTTCAACGTTGAAAACCTTGACGCAACCAGCTTTGGGGTGATTGGCAACGCGAACTGCATCGCCATTGGTGACATCTGATATTCTGACATGAACACAGCTTCCCCCAATGTGTGCTGGATTTCAAGCAACTTCTGGATTGCGCTTATGTGTCCATCCTTCTCAGAGAAACGTGTGGGGTTGAATACCTTTGCGCCATCATCCATTTCCGTCCTGTGTTCCTTGTAGAAGTCAAGGCTTGCCGCATGTCCAGTCTCAGCCACGTTCTCTTCATCCCACATCCTGAAATACTCGTTCCACAGTTCAAGGTTCTTTGGGAACTCAATCACTGCTGGAAATATCGTTGTGCGCCATGACTTGTCCTGTTTTATCTTCTCCACAAGGTCATCAGGTGCGATTGGCGTTGCGGTCTGAAGCACACTCAGCCTTTCCTTGCCTGACAGTGGTATGATGTCCTTATTGATTGCCTCCATCAGCTTCTCAATGGCTTCTGGACTTCTCGCGTCCTGTGCCGTCATAATATCGTCAAGGATTGCGTATGAAGGGCGAAGGTTGCCGCGCTTCAATCCACGAATTCCGCTTGTCACGCCCCTACACGAAATCACAGAACCTGAAGTTGGCATCTCGTTCCCATTCTCATCCTTCAACCTTGCGAACACCAATTCTGAAGAGTTCTTCTCAAGGTCTGTGGAAACGCCCCTAAACAACTGGCGTCTTCTAAACGAACCATTAGCGATATGAAACGGTGCGGTGATTTCAGGATAGTCCTGAGCAAACGCAGTTCCCTTCTCATTCACAGCCCTCCAAATGTCCTTCAGGATGTTCGTTGCGGCGCGTTGGTTCGCTGACACGATTACAACGAACTTCTAACGCCCAGTCGCGATTGCAAACAAGGTTGCGCATTCAACATAGGAAGTCTTTCCAGAACCACGCCCCATGCAGACCATGAACTTCTCATGCGCGGTGATGGTTTGTTCCATCTACGCAAGAATCTGGTTTCCAAGGACTGGCGGCGGGTCGTTCAAGAGAAGTGGAACGCAATACGTTTCAACCCAATTCACAAGGCTCTTCTCCGCGTTCTTCCTCCTGTTCCAATCTATTTCCCTGAACGCTTGGTTCAACTCAGCGTCAATTGAACACACCTTGTCTTGGTGTCGCCTGTTCAATTCAGTCTAAGTCAGCTTTCGCTTTCCCAACATTGGTCTTCCAACTTTTCCCATTTTTTCTTCACCTCGTTGATGGTTTGCGTCTTTTACAACAAATCAAAAAACATAATAAGATTTTAGAGCGATTTTTCTTCAC